ATGGCAAGATTTGATAAGATAGCCGTATTGAACAAGATTGGTTCTACCGGCATGGTTCCTGTGTTCTACCATAAAGATGCAGAAGTGGCAAAGAAAGTGGTAAAAGCCTGTTATGAAGGCGGTGTTCGTGCGTTTGAATTCACTAATCGCGGTGATTTTGCTCACGAAGTATTTGCCGAGGTAGTGAAATATGCAGCTAAGGAGTGTCCCGAAATGGCAATGGGGGTCGGCTCGGTAGTCGATTCTGCTACGGCAGCACTGTATCTTCAGTTAGGGGCAAATTTCGTTGTCGGTCCGTTGTTCAATCCTGAGATAGCCAAGATTTGCAACCGCCGTCTGGTGGCTTATACTCCGGGATGTGGAAGCGTGTCTGAGGTGGGGTTTGCACAAGAAGCAGGCTGCGACCTTTGCAAACTGTTCCCCGGTGATGTACTTGGTCCGAAGTTGGTAAAAGGTCTGCTGGCACCGATGCCTTGGTCTAAACTGATGGTGACCGGTGGGGTAGAACCTACTCAGGAAAATCTTACTTCATGGATTAAGGCAGGTGTTTTCTGCGTAGGTATGGGCTCTAAGCTTTTCCCGAAAGACAAAGTGGAAGCGGAAGATTGGGCTTATGTGACTGCAAAATGTAAAGAAGCTTTGGGATACATCGCCGAAGCTCGTACTAATAAATAACAGGTGCGTCAAAAGTAAGTTGGCCTGTCATTTTGTTTAAAGGTGTGTATAAAAAAGGGGTAAAAGCCATCGCAGACTGAGTTTGCGGTGGCTTTTCGTTTAAAATAAACACATAGCGAGAATACATAATTGAGAAAAGCGTAGCAAACTGGCTGAAAATACGTTTGTTACGCTATATTTTTCTCTCGGCAAGAAGCTAGGGAAAACTATAATATAGCCAAACGGTGCAAGAGTTCAGTTACCACATCATTACCATAAGTAATGGAGGAGATTTATAGCTAAACCGATGTATTACACTGTTTTGCATTATGTGTCATACCTATCTGTAACTCACTATAAACTAATTTTGTAACCATAAAAAGTGAGTTATGCGAAGTACATTCAAAGTGTTATTCTATGTGAAGAAAGGCAGTGAAAAGCCCAATGGTAATCTGCCTTTGATGTGCCGTATTACGGTGGACGGAGAGATCAAGCAGTTCAGTTGTAAAATGGATGTTCCTTTACGATTGTGGGATGTGAAGAACAACCGTGCTTCGGGCAAGAGTGTCGAAGCACAGCGAATAAACCATGCCGTTGACAAAATCCGAGTGGAAGTGAACCGTCGTTATCAGGAACTGATGCAAACGGATGGATATGTCACAGCTGCAAAATTGAAAGATGTCTATCTCGGTATTGGTGTCAAGCAGGAAACCTTACTAAAGTTGTTTGAGCAGCACAACAGCGAGTTTGCCAAGAAAGTCGGACACAGCAGGGCAAAGGGAACATTCCAACGCTATATGACCGTCTGCAAACATATCCGTGAGTTCCTGCCACATACCTACAAACGTGAGGATATTCCACTGAAAGAGTTGAATCTCTCTTTCATTAATGACTTCGAGTATTTCCTCCGGACGGAAAAGAAATGCCGCACCAATACCATTTGGGGCTACATGATTGTGTTGAAACACATTATCTCCATAGCGAGGAATGACGGTCGTCTGCCGTTCAATCCCTTTGCCGGATACATCAATTCGCCTGAAAGCGTAGACAGAGGATATATCACGAGAGAGGAGATACAAACAATGATGAATACCGAGATGCCCGACAAGACACACGAACTTGTCCGAGACCTGTTTATCTTTTCAACATTTACGGGATTGGCATATTCCGATGTCAAGAACCTTACGGAAGACAACCTGCAAATATTCTTTGACGGCAATCTGTGGATTATCACCCGAAGGAAGAAAACCAACACGGAATCCAATATCCGTCTGTTGGATATTCCTCGAAAGATTATTGAGAAGTATAAAGGCATGACGAAGGACAACAAGGTGTTCCCCATGCCGAGCAACACGACTTGCAACAAGAAGCTGAAAACCATTGCCGAGTTGTGCGGAATAAAAGCCCATTTAACCTATCATGTTGCCAGACATTCAGCAGCAACCACCGTGCTGTTATCCAATGGAGTACCCATCGAAACCGTCAGCCGTCTGTTGGGACATACCAACATAAAGACCACCCAAATTTATGCGAAGATAACTGCCCAAAAGATAAGTCTGGACATGGAACAACTCTCTGAAAAATTGGGGGATATGGAGAAAAGCATTTGTAGGTCGATATGAGAATTACAGACCGTCAGTCGCCTGTTTCCTTGCTCGTCCATTAAGTTAGTACAGACTTTATTGAAAGTGAAAAGGTTAAGCGGCTATACCGTTTCGGACAGAATCTTCCTCCTACGGAGAGTATTATGTCCGAAAACCTTTCCCCTTTCACGTCTGTACAATGGACGATGACGGCTACGGAAACAAACGACTGACGGAAAAGAATCGTCAAAATCAAACAACAATCAGACTTAAATAGGTCAATGCAGGCTATTCAAGTTTTATCCGAGATATATATGGGGCATAGAACGAAGCGGTTTTTTCAATGGTCGGGAAAAATGGGCGAAAGGTTTTGAAAACCAAAGGGTTTAGGCATGATCGGGAAAATGGGCTGAATATTTCGAAGCGGTTTTTCTCTTTACATGGCTTACATCTGCTTTACGTTTGAGGGGCTTTTCTTCGGATATTCGGGGGATTGCTTTACATCGGGCTTGCAGATGGGGCTAAAACGGCCTGGAAGGGTTTTATTTTCGGCTGTGTGGCCGTTTTATGGCTGGGTTGATGGATTTTGTTATATGATGGTGTGAACGGCTGTGTGGCCGTTTTTTGTGCCTATTTTTAAAGATGTTGCCTTAAAATTCTTCTAAATAAGTATTATTTGGTATATTTGCAGCATAATAGAAACGAATATGGCAAAAGTGATTCATGTGCATTTGCTGCATAAAATAGACGGGACGAAGCAGAAAGATTGGTATTTCAGCAGTATATCGGCTGTTTATACGGTTCTGACGGCAGATCAGGTGGGGGCAACCAAGAATTACCTGCTTCATGCCGGGCTGTCTGGTAACGGCACAATATGCACGAAAAAGGCTATAATTAAGCAATCTACGCTCATCTCGGGTGGTAGTAAGGGAATGGTTAGAACGATATAATAGCGCCGTTAGAAAGGCTTGTAGGCGTTATTTCTTTGAATGCTGATTGGGGAGCTTATGGCTCCCTTTTTTTATGCCCCTACGGTTGGTTTTATTTGGTTAGGGGTTACTATTGGGGTTACTGTTAGGGGTTACTACTTCTTTAAGTTAGGGGTTACTTTAGGGGTTACTTTTTCAGTTCTCAGAGGGTACGCCCGAAATAGGAAACTATGTTATAAATGAAAGCAAGTGCCGTTTTTCTCTGTTTTCAGAGAGGAAAAACGACACTTGTTTGTGTGATATACCTTATTATAATAAAATAAATCCTTTGATTTACAGTGTATTTACGAGTTTGCTTCAGGTAAATTCCTTCAAAAGTGTGTGCGTGCGTCCTTTTTTAGCCTTCTGTAGGAGGCATGCGTGTACCACTTAGAAGAACTTGCTGATGCTTCCAATGACTTCAAAGACATTCATGATGCGTGATTTGTCGAATTCCTGCTCATCGTAGTCCTCTGTATTAATGGGAATGAAGCGCAACTTGCTTGGATCCGGCGACCTGCGCAGGATTTTGATGGTACGGATGGTGTCCAATACCACTGCATAGATTTCTCCATACTGGATGTCGTTGAGTGTGCATTGTCGCAGGGCGATGATGTCGCCATGGTTTATTTTGGGCTCCATGGAGTGGCCGGTGACATTGCACCAGAGGCTGGCTTTTTCGAATCCCCTTATTACGATGTTGGTGGCGGGTATGTTTACCTGAGAGTTGAACACCTCATCGAATCCCCCAATAAAGTCCACATCGTAGTATGGTGTGCCGACAGATGGGTTCATGGATGTGGTAGGCATGAACGAAGGATTGGCTTCGTCTATTGTTTTAATGCCGTTCAAATCATCTTTCAACATGCTTCCTGCACCAGTAAGCAACCATCCTGTTGAATATCGGGGATAATTTTCAACTATTATACTAAGCCATTTGGCTTGAATGTCGGTCCCGTTATTGATTGCTCTTGAAAGCACGCCTTTACTTGCGCCAATAGTTCTTTCCATGGCGCCAATAGTTATCCCCTCATTGGAGGCTATTTCTTGTATTCTTGATAAAATATTGCCCATAATTGAAAATTATCCCCGTTTTTATTTCGATGGTTGAAAATTATCACTATATTTGCAGCGTGTTTAAGATGTAAACAGCGCGCCAAATATACAAAAAAGGCGTGTGATTAGCGAATTTTAAGGATTAAAGAAAATGAAAGCAAAAGTAATTATAGCTCAAGCAACAGCTGAGACCGCCGAAGCTCTTTACGGACTGGTCAAGAAGATGGTAGATACAACAGCAATCAAGGCTTATCCCAGTGTGGATTATCAGGCAGTTTTCTTTTCAGCTGATAGATACGACTTAGACTTTGTAAAAAGAGTATTGGCGGATAAGTGCTTTTCTTTCAAAATTGAAGATGCAGAATAATACAATAAAATAAGTGAGTTTATGACACAGCAAGAATTTATGGAACGGACGGGGATAACCCCTACAGCAGAGGATTTTGATTACATCCATGCGGTTTATCTGAACACTTCGATGAACAAGGATGAGTTCTGCAAAGATTTCAAGAAACATGGGGACAGCCGGATTATCCGCGATGTCCATGTACGGGTGCTGAACTATGAGATGAAATGTGAACGGCAAAAGGAAGTTATCGGCAACCTGACCGACTTCCTGATTGGAAAGGCGCATGCGTATGACGATACCGATTTCCGCAAAGAAGCGGTAGGGCTGGTCGGTGAGATGGAAGTGGTGAAACGGACCATTGAATTGGGGCTTCCGCTTTGGGATGAAGACAGGATGGTTGTCCTTTCGATGATAGAAGAACAAGGCAAATAGATTGCCGGATAACTGGCAGCCCGGAAAGACGGGCAGGGGCGGCAGGCACGGCCGGAGAGTTGGTAAATCGAAATAAGAAAGCGTAGAAAGCCGTCGGGGTTCGATTCCCCGCGCCCCACGATATAAACTTTTAAAATTTAGAGTTATGGCAAAGAATTTCAATCCGAGAACAGCAGAGAGTCTGTTCAAACAGAAGTTGCGCACGATGATAGGCAGTACGGCACATACGCAGAATATTGCCGACCAGGCGATGGAGCTGGCTGGACAATTCATGACGGAGGATGAGATAAGCAACTCGGATGCCTACCGGGTGATAGAGAATGTGAGCTGTGTGTGTGAGGAAGCGATGCAGGTGCTGGTCGAAGAACTGCAGAAAGGGACACGCCTTCATGAAATACTGACGGGTGATTAGGAAATAGCGGAAGCCGTTGAAAACCTTTGAACGAACGATAACGATTAAAAAGTATGACGATATGAGAAAGCAGATTTTGACAGATAACGAGACCAAGACCTTCTTGATGAAGACATTCGGATGCAGCCGTCAGGCTGTGTGGCAAGCACTGAATTTTGTCCGTGACAGCGATCAGGCGCGCCGGATACGCACTCTTGCCCTGAAGCGAGGCGGCAAACTGACTGACGGGAACTTCATCCCGAACTGCGAAACCACCTTCGAGGAGTGCGAGAAGACCATGACCTGCACTTTCGGTCCCCGTGTAAAACTCGTGGTCCACAGAAAGACCAATGATGTGGATGTGTACGTGGACGGAAAACGGACTGAAACCTACCAATGTGAATTTGTATCGGATTTCATGCAGCTGCAGCACGAGACCCAACAGATGGCATCTGCCTTATAAATAGAAATGAAATGGAGTATTATGGAAAGATATTGTGCATATCCTACAATGACCTGACTTACGATGACCGACCGGTGATGGTGAACGGAAAGGCAGACTACAGCAGAAGCCGCACGCTGAAAGGAGTTCATCCTTCCACTCTTTCCGAAGAAGAACTTGCTCCCATCATGTCGATACCCAATTACAAGAAGTTAGCGGCAAAGGAGAAAATCAATGTAGTTCGATCCGGAAGAGGTCTGGGAGGTTACGTTTTGGTAGAAATAGCCACCATGCCCCTACGGTTTCAGGAAAGGATAAAACTAAAATACGGAGATATGAAAGAAGACGTAATAAGAAACTGGCTCGGCAGCCATTACCACATCGATGCGAAAGCCCGGGAATTTTACACCCGGTTCCGTTTTGACAACGGAGATGCACTGCCACCGGAACACATCCAAGAATATACGGTAAACGCTTCGGTAATTGAGGCAGTGATGCGTGCCATGGAGGATGCCACGTTTATGCGAAAGGCCATGAAGGCCGGGCCGGTGAACTGGGGCGAACTGGCAGGAGCCATCAGTTACTACCAAGCAGAGTTCGGACATACCTTGCCTGTCAGTTCCAACCGCTTCAAGAAGCGTGTGAATGACTTCAAGGCCAACGGCTATGAAAGCCTTATCAGCCGCAAGTTCATGAACCAGAACCGCCGGAAAGTGACCTATGACATTGAACGCCTGCTGCTGAGCATCGATGCCCAACCGGAGCAGCCCTTCAATACCACCGTGTGGGAACAGTACAATCTATTTGTGCAAGGAGAACTGGAGCTATATGACCCCGAAACCGGCGAGGTGTTGAATCCGGCAGACTTTACCGACAAGGATGGAAATCCGCTGGTATTGAGCCCGGCCACAGTAGCCAACTACCTGAACAACCCCAAGAACAAGGCCCTTCGCGGTAAGCTGCACATGAGCCAATGGGATTTCAACAATGCCTACCGTCCTTATCATCTGCGCAGCATCGGTGAATATTCCTTGAGTAAGGTTTCTCTTGACGACCGCGACCTGCCGCGCCCAATGAAGGATGGCAACCGAGTGAAAGCCTATTATGCCTACGATGTGGTGAGCGGTGCTGTGGTGGGATATGCCTACAACCGGTACAAGACTACCGAGTTATTTTTAGACTGCATGCGAAACATGTTCCAGACCCTGGACCGGAACGGCATGTATATCCCCGCCGAGTTAGAAGTGGAACACCACCTGGTAAGCGACTTTGCCGACGGATTGATGCAAGCCGGTACCGTCTTCCCCCTGATCCGCTGGTGTAACCCCGGGAACTCGCGTGAAAAACGTGCCGAGCACAAGAACCGCGAAAAGAAATACGGTGTGGAGAAACGCACGCAGGTAGGTATCGGCCGATGGTATGCCAAGCTGGAGGCCAACCGCCCGAAGGAAGAAAAGGTGTATGACGAAAAGAACAACACCTACAAGGTGAAGACCTATAGTTATGAAGAATTGGTAGCCGATGATATACGCGCCATTGAGACCTTCAACGCACAGCCTCACCCCAACCAAAAGCGCTATCCGGGCATGAGCCGTTGGGATGTGCTTTGCGCCCATCAGAACCCGAACCTTGCACCTTGGGACAAGGCCGTTCTTTACCGGTTCATCGGACAGCACACCGAAACAACCATCCGGCAGAACACCTACTGCACGGTGATGTACAACCAATACGGACTGCCCAGCCCGGAAATCATCGAAAAGCTGGAGCCGAGGAACTACAAGGTAGATGCCTATTATCTGCCCGATGCCGACGGAACCATCAACGAGGTATATATCTACCAGAACGGACGATATATCGCCACCTGCAAGCCCGTAGCCCGTTACAATGAGAATACAGCCGAGCAGACCGAGTACGACAAGGCAGCCTATACCGAACAGTCCAAGTATGTAGCTCAATTCGACAAGATGATGAAGGACGGCAAGATCAAGCGTGTGGGCATCCTTGCCAAAGAGGAAGCAAAGCTGATAACAGAGGTACAGGCGGAAGCCGTTCCCCTTCCTGCACAAGCCGAGGAAGAAGATTACTCAGCCTATATGGACATCAGTGCCTTCGAGCATGATGCAGTAGCCAAGATATAATTAACGACGTTAGAACGAATTTAAAACAGCATTCAAATGGAAATAACAAATGAAGTAAAGCAACGTATTGTGGCAGCGATAGCCGCCGACCGTGAAAATTATCCCAGTGACAACCGCCATGCCACGGCACTGGGCATAGCCCCCAGCGTTTACAATGCCATCAAGCGGGGCAATTATGAAAAGCAGGTCAGTGATGCCAACTGGGTAGGTATAGCCCGAAGATTAGGCGTGCAACTGCGTACAGAAATACCTTGGCTGGCAGCACAGACCCCGACCTACGTGTTTGTGAGCAAGCAGCTGGAAGTGTGCCAGGGAAGCGGGCTGAGTGCCATCCTGTGCGATATGCCCAATATCGGCAAGACCTTTACAGCGAAAGCTTACGTGAAGCAGCACAAGCACGCCGTATATGTGGACTGCAGCCAGGTGAAGACCAAACTGAAGCTGATACGCTACATTGCCAAGGAATTCGGTGTGACCAGCAACGGACGCTATAGCGACGTGTATGAGGATCTGGTGGCCTACCTGCGCACGATTGATACGCCCCTGGTTATCCTGGATGAAGCCGGGGACCTGCAGTATGAAGCCTTCCTGGAGTTAAAGGCGCTTTGGAACGCTACGGAACGCTGCTGTGCCTGGTATATGATGGGTGCCGACGGATTAAAGGAGAAGATCAACCGCGCCATCGAAGGCAAGAAGGTGGGCTATACCGAAATGTTGAGCCGCTACGGTGACTCCTACAGCAAGGTGACCCCGGACGATGCGCAGGAACGCGAAAAGTTTCTGAAGGCACAGGCTGCCATCGTCGCAAAAATCAATGCCCCGGACGGTGCCGACATTGCCAAGATTGTTCATAGCACCGGAGGCGGCTTGCGGCGCGTATATACCGAAATCGAAAAATTAAGGAGGATGCAGGCATGATAAGCAAGATAGAAATGCAAGCGATGGATGCTGTTATCGGTATCCATCGCGAGATGAGAAAAGCGAATGAGATAGACTGGGAACAGCGCAGATATGAAATTGCCAAAAGCATGCTTCCGGTAGTAAGAAGCAATTCATCAGGTATAATGTCTATAAAACAAGTTGCCAGACTTGCTGTGGACTATGCTGATGCTCTTATTGAAGAATTGAAAGGAGGTAACCGTGAAACTGAAGAGAGCCTACAGTCCCGGTGAGGTGCTGAACATGAAGATTCCCCGGTTCGAGTTTTCCGGGGACTGGCAAACCTCGATAGGCAACCCGGCCAAGAGCGGCGTGTGGATTATTTGGGGAGCCAGCGGAAACGGTAAGAGCAGCTTTGTGATGCAGCTGGCCAAGTACCTGTGTAGCTTCGGACGCGTAATTTATGACAGTTTGGAAGAAAGTACCGGTTTGTCGTTCCAGATGAGCCTGAAACGGCACAAGATGGGTGAAGTGAAAAAGAAGCTGATTATCCTTGACCGGGAACCGATGGAGCAATTGGAGGAACGGTTACGGCGCAGAGGCAGTCCCGGAATCGTGATTATCGACAGCTTCCAATACAGCGGCTTGAACTACAAAACCTACAAGGAGTTCAAGGAACGTCATCCCAAGAAACTGTTTATCTTCATCAGCCATGCCGAGGGGCTTCATCCGGCAGGTAGAAGCGCCCGCAAGGTGGAATATGATGCCGATGTGAAAATCATGGTAAGCTGTTTCAAAGCCTGGTGCAAAAGCCGCTTTATGGAGCGGCCCGGTGAGCCCTACGTGATATGGGAAGAAGGTGCTGCCAAAACATTGAAGGACGATAATATGGAGGATTATTTGAATGATGGAATGAGAGAATAAGCTGTACCAGATACTCCTGAAAGAACAGGAAGCGGAGGCCGTGGTGGACGATTGGGTAGAACGTAACATACAAAGCGACCTCCGTCTGCGCAGGGCCAAGACAAAGGGACACGTAGTGATAGAAACCAGGGATGTGATGTTTGCTCGGAATATTCAGGTATGGCATCCGTCCTGCCAAATAAACATTAAAGATTTGAAGTGATGGAAAAGAAAGAAGAAAAGAAAGTGTGCTGCATCTGCGGCAAAGAGTATGAGGGCTACGGATACAATCCGTTCCCGGTG